AGGCCCAGGGTAGAAACCCCAGGCCGGTAACAAATCATAAAAGTGAATAGACTATGCCTCTAAGCTAGTAAGCTTAACAGCATTTGACAGACGACCACGCGTCATGTCGTAAGCTTCATTAACGATCTTGTCGTTGAAGTACTTACCAGAGATCACGTCAGATACGTGAGTAGTAGAAAAACCAGTAGTCTCAGCTACGGTTGTGATGTCACCAGTACGTAATTTCCTGTTAATACGGCTTACCTTCTGGATGTAGCTAAGCTTAGTGTAGCTAGCTGGGCGGTTTGAATTTTGCATAACTGCTTGTTTTTGTTTATTGTTATATAGTAAATATAAGACTTATTTTCCATCCTATTATACCCGATCTTCTAAGTGCAACACTTTTATTCTGTATCGTAGCAGCCGGCCATCCTCTCCATATGATCATCGATCTGGATCTGGGTAGATCTGAAGCTGTCATAGGTATTCTTAGACAAGTCTGGCCAATTCTTATCAGCATCCCAACCGGCCGGGAACATTGGTTGGTAATCTGGGTTAGTTCTTCTGAACTCCTCTTCTTGCATGGTAGCAAGCCTCTCTAAATCTCTCATTTGTTTCATTAACATGGTATATATTTTTTTAATTATTAAGCAATAGTTTCTGGTGTCGGGCAGAAGATGTCTCTATAGGTCTCCTTTACGTAAGGTGATAGGTGATCCCTTTCCTCCATGTGTCCGTATCTTAGGCCGATCTGGAACATATCTAATGCAGTTCCTGTGATCTCAAAGTGGGTTAGGTTACCATCAGCGTCATATGCATCATGAAATTCTACCCTGTCTTCAGCAAAGATCTCATTGCCATAGATATTCTTATTCATGTCAGATACTGCTTTGACTAATTTTGCATAGGATCTAGAGGAGGTAAGGCAGATAGTGATTCTGTTCATAGTCATAATTGATTTGTTATATAGTAAAATTAAGACAAATCCCCCAGATAAAAAAATTTTAGAGTAACTATTTTTGAAAGTTTTTATTGGTAACCAACACTTTATGTATATCTTTATTTATAATTCCTAACCCGTTGGGAATCAATCACTTAGGTGACGCGGGCAGGATACGGCACCAGATCCCTATTTAGTGTTTTTACACTTTCTAACACAAATTGACACATTCTAACACTATTCTACACTTTATATTTTATGGCTACTCTTTTTTTCTTAGTATATCTTTATTCTCTTATATCCAGATTCACATAAAATAAGAAAGGCTAGATCTCTCCAGCCTTCTTGTTGTTGTTATTCCTATCCTTATTCTTATCTATTTGGATTTGCCAGAACCATTTACTTAACCAGTTTTGTGCCTTGGCTTGTTTGGCTTTTAGTATCCATAGGCTTATGGCTTCTCTCTCCTTAGGGGTTAAGGGTTTACTTTCTATATTAGTATTAGGGGTTGAGGTTTTCTTATTACCCATATTCTTATCTGGGATTCTGGTGTTTATGTGGTTTATTATTTCTTGAGCCAGTCGTTTTTAGTTTTGTTTTGGGAGTATTATCTCTATCTGTTTAAGGTCAGGTGAAACTTCTATCTTTGATCCTGCTGGCATGTTCTTCTTTATATATGCCATGTATAGATTGGCTCTTCTTGTGTCGTTCTCAAAGTTCTTGCTTGGTTCTATCCTTATCATTTTTATAGGTTGATTCCTTTGTTTAGAGATTTCTACTTCTTTCTTTGTTATCTGTACTACTGTAGCCATTACCTTGTACATCTCTCCTTTGTTTACTACTGACTTATAATCATAAGACGGTGGGAATGCTCCTTCGCTTTCATTCTCTATTCCAAACTCTAGATCCATCCTCCAATTGCCATCTTCGTTTCTATCTATCTTGTGGATGACTACTACGTAATTGGTATCGGATTCGGTAGTGAACTCCATCTTATATACCTCTTCATCATAATCGGCTCCTACCTCATTCTTACTGTACTTATAAGTTTCTACATTAGAAGTATCTCCTATCTCTGACATTACTTCTTCTAATATCTTGGTTAGTTTCATTAAGTTTCTTTTATATAAATATCTGGCTAGTATTTATGGCCATTCCGGACTTCTTTCTATATGGATATTCTTTTTCTTATCCTTATAGTATCCATACTTTATACTGTTATTACGTGCATCATCCACACCATCATGATAAGCCGCTTCTGTCTGCTCTTTCTCCATTGCTTTGGCTTGTTCAAATAAATCTTCAAGTTCATTATCCTTGATTAGTAGCTTATTTCTTAACCATTCTACTGCTGTTTGTTGTGCCATAGTTTATTTATTTAACTCTCCATTAATTAACATATTTGCAATGTTATTTTGCTTATCTTTTATTTGATTATCAATCTCGTCTATTCTTGATTTAAGATATTCACTTTCATAAACATAATTCACCGCATCATTAACATGATTGCATTGTGCATCATCATATCCAGCGTTATAATCTTTTATACGTTGTTCTTTCTCCATCGCTTTGGCTCTTGTCATATTATACGTTTAATTTTTTATACTGCTGCAAATCTTACTAAACATGCTCTATACCCTTGCGGTAAGAATAAGTCTGGATTCTCTAGTATAGTTTCTAATTTGTCATGTAACATTTTCTTTTGATCTTCCCAGGTTACAGCATTATCTATATCTTGAGGAAACTCTGGTGACCATTCAATTGTAAGGCTTCTTTTTGGTAGGAATGTTAATGGATTATACATTACTGGTGTTAATACACAACCATCTTTTATTGGGTGGTGTAGACTGTTTGGATCATATACTAGCGGAGTAAATAATACTTTATATAGATATCCTACTTTACCTGCATAGTCTGGATTGTTTGTATCGTATATTTTAATTGTTTTGGCTACTATAGGATTACCACCTTCTGTTAAGCCTGCTGGTAAATCCATCCAAATAATCTTTTCAAATTCAAAATGCTTAATCAACTCCTCTTCTATCTGAGTGCGTTGCTCATCTGTTAAGTTGTCAATGCCAAATGTATTATCTAGATTGTGATCATTTGATAATTCTTTGTCTGGTGAGCATATGCTCATTAATTTTTCTGCTAATACTGATTTCATATATTATACATTTAATGTTTTATAGTCCTAATTCTTTAAGTTGCTCAGGTGTTAATGGCTTGATAGGTTCAGGTTCTACAACTTTTGGAAATGTTCTTCTAAGTGGTTCTTTTTTAAAGAAATAACCAGTTACGTCTACATATCGAAGTAATTCTTTATCACCTTCAATTGTTGTTATTCCCTTTGCCGCTTTGAGCATTGCAATTTTATATCCTAGTTTATTAACAAGCCATTTTATGATTAATGTCGGTATTCTTTTCATATTATTTATTATTGGTATTATATTCTTTATTATTTCTCGAGCCAGTCGTTTCTTATAATCTTACTCTTACATCTCCATAATCATCAAATTGAACCTCAGCATTAGGGAATTGGCCTTTAATATATCTTGAGTAGAGTTGTGTTCTTACATTAGACATTGGATCTTCATCCACACCCTTATTCCTTCTTTTACTTGAAGAAAACTCTATAACATCAGCATCATTAGATTTAAGATCCTGCTTTACTATTGCAGTTACTGTTGCCATTATTTTATATACATCATTCTCTCCTGTCTGTTTCACATAAGATATATCATCAGTCCCATCTATTACACCAAATCCTACCCTTGCTATTACAGGTTCCATAGGACTTCCTCCTATAGTTTCTACCCTAACTTCATATTCAAATCCAGAGTCTGTAAAAAATGTGTATCTTCTTTCATCCATATCATCCATATCTTTTTTAAATGGGTATGGTTCTTTAGATGCGTCTCCTATCTCTGACATTACCTTCGGCTTAAAATTCTTATTAACAAATGTTGTAAATTTACTCTCTATTCCTTTCTCTTCTTTGAAGTCAGGGAACAGGGTTTTTATATAGTGTAGATATATGTTAGCCCTTTTATTATCTGATGGGCTAAACTTTATGGCATATATCTTATTTTCACCACCCTCTTTATTCATGGTATTCTTTACAGACTGTACCACAGTTGCCAATACCTTAATCAGGTCACCGGCTCCTGTCTTCTCAGAATATTTCCTTTCCTCTTCTTCTTCATTATCGTATTCTTCCTCATCAGATCCAGGTCCTTCATATTTCTTAAAAGCCAAGTATATTGATTTACCAGGTTCTTTTGGATGTTTTGTTACCATGTTAGAGATTTCCATTAGATCTCCATTTACATTTTCATACACATAAGTGTGCATGGTACCATATCCTAGATCCTTTTTTGTTATTTTATAGAATTTATATGCATCCTCAGGTTTTGGGACGTTTAATTCATCTAGGATAGATTCTAATATTTTACTGAGTTTCATTGAGATTATTTTATTTAATTATAGATTTCATATCCAAATCTTTACTTCTGTCAGATACAGATTTTACATTTGCTAATTTTTTACTATATTTTCTTATTGTATTTGATATGTCAATACCTGCAAAATATACATTTTGATCATAGTTTTTTCCAAAGTGAAGTATCTCGTCTTCACTCAATGGATATAGTATAGATAGCGCTTCTTGATTCATCATGTATTCTTCGTTTTGCTTAGATATTAACATTCCTCCTTGCCCAAAGGAGTACATGCCTGTTTCCATCCTTGTTGACCAAGACTGAATATCGCTTCTTGGAATATATTTTATGGGAGTTTTTAAAATATATAAACGACCTGCTTTTATCCAATCTTCTGGATTCGAAGCTTTTACTTGAGATTCTATTTGGGGATTTGTACTTGTTAATCCTCTATAAATTACAGTACCATTTGGAGTACTAGGTTTTAATATCTTTGGATATTCGTTTGCTAATGATTTTAACTTCTCTCTAATTTTATAAAGATCTTGTATAGAATGCGCAGGATTTACTGTCCATTTTTTTAATAGAAGTAATAGTTTTTTTTCTTCCGGTAAATCTGGTTCTGAGCCAGGTTTCACGCCTTGCATTTTAGCAAATTTTGCAGGATCATCTTTATCTCCAAATAATATATTTCCGTATTCTCCTTCTAGTATCTTACTGAGTTTCATTAGTATTCTTTTATATAAATATCTTTTTATTTATTCCACAGATCTAATTGTTCGTGGTATCCGTAAAAACCATTTAGACTTAAAAATGCAGTTTGGCTAAATGCCCTATGTTTTATTTGATTAGCATAGATCCACTCTGTTAATAAGAAAGGACCTATAGGTTCTGCTTTATGGACGGCTTTTGTTTCGGGATCTATTCTTAACTCTCTTTTAAATCTAAAGTCAAGACATTGGCTAAGTAGGTTTGGTCTGGCTATAATAAATGGATCATCTAAAAGATTAACGGCTTGATCATTTATATAATAATGTGCTGTATCTACTGGATGTGTTAATAATATATCTATATCATTAAACTCCTGATCATTCATAATTTCAATAAATGATTTTTTCCACTGTATATCTAAGTCTGTGAATATCCCACCGAATTTATCTAGTATTGCATACTTTGCCAAATTGAATTTAGTTATAAAACTAGGCATTGAATTATATAATTCTATTAGATTAAAATATTTAAAAATACTGATTATATCATTCTCTCCCCAATGCATGTGTTGAAAGCCGGGATTTAACATCCTGAATTTATCTAAGTTACTATGATATTTAATAGGGATCTCGGATCCTATCCACATTGTGTGTATTATCATAATTCATTTGCAAATTTACTATCTGATATACTTAATCCGCAATATAAATCAAGCATTCTCATTTCACGATCAGCTAACTTCTTACTCCAACGTCTTTTTTTATTTAGAAATTTAGTACCCCAATTTCGCCACTCCTCATTTTGAGCTTCAGTCATAGTGTATTGTTGAAACCAATTATCAGTTCTACCTTCTACATCTTCAAACTTTAGAGGATGACCTGCTATTTCAAACATTTTATCAATTAATTCCTTTAGTATAAGTCTCTCCTTATTTCCTTTTTGTTCTACTCGTGTCATAGATATTTTGATTTAAGTATTTTAGTATAATAGTCTATTGTTTTTGGCTCTTCATCATGCTTATGTGTTGTCCATATTTGTGAAAATTCTTTCCTACATTGTTCTATTCGTTCACGTTTTGATTTTGTTTTATCTGTAGCATATTCATAGTATAACCAGGCTTCCCAATAATGACTAGCATCCTTCTGTCCAACCATTAATGCTATTTGATATCCAAAGAATACAAATGACAATACAGGACCCCATTCATATCTAAAATCAGTAGATGTCCATTTTGTTTTCCACCCTAAACCACAGTAACTGAATCCAATTTTAAGTGGTACTGGTTTACGATTAACCCATTTTCTAGGTAAGAAATATGGAGTACCTATTTGTGTTTTACCTATATACCATTTAACAGTGAATGGTTTAAACGGACTAAATAGCACTTTAATCCATCTAAATTGTTCTAATGTATATTTTAATTTGTTCATAATCAAAAATAAGACAATTCATTTAAATAAAAAAAGATCCGTTTTTAGTGGATCTCTTTTAATCTTTTTAGTATCTTATTATTCTCATTTATCCTGTCTCTATGCTTGAGACCATTTTTTCTAGATTTCATTGGTCTCCAGGTTTTCTTTGATCTTGCCATAAATTATCTTTTATATAAATATCTTTAATAATTTATTATATAAAATCTTTTACTTGAGTCCAATATTCTATTCTTTCATTTATTTGAATAGACTCATCATGAATAGGTAACTCGTTTATGGCTTCTATTATACTACCCACTGCTATTTTAGCGTACGATCTTGCAAGTGGATCGTAATCTATATATGGATCTTCTGGATTTTGATTATATAACTTTATTATAGAGTCTGCCATTTCTGCTGGTGATAATGATATTGGATTATACTTAGATTCCCAATAATTTTCACCTGTTTTTTCTTGATCAAATTGCCCGGATTCAAAGGCTTCTATTATTTGATTTCGCTCTTCTGTTTTTAGTGTAGTTATTACTGTTAATAGCCAAGGAGCTAATATTCTTGAGGATTTCTTATACTCTTCCTTAACTAAGTCTTGTAATTTGTGAAGAGCGGATTTATTCAACTTTTACTATAAATATCAATCACAGTTTACTCATTTTCGTACATTTTTTTATAATATGATTCTATAAAATTAAAAATCCATGATCCATTATGCCCATCCTCATCAAGAGCATAGCGCATAGCATCTAGCATCTGTTTCTTTTCTTTTTCAAGTAATTCAGTTGCCTTATCTTTTATTCCACTGTGTATAGGATCAAGATACTCAATTAATTCTTTCATTGCCGTTTTCATTTCTTCTCAGCTTTAATTTGTTTAACAATTGCTTGTATTAACCAGTAGTTCATATTATTTATTTAAAGTATTATAATAATCCTTACCAAAACGCGGAGCTTTCTTCAAATCACCATTAATCCAACCACATTCATAAGCATTTACTATCTGCTCTTTCTCCATTTCTTTAGCTTTGTTAAGTATTTTATTCATCTTTTCTCCATCACCTTTCATTTCAAACTTTTCATATAATTGAGTGAATAACCATTCTACTGCTGTTTGTTGTTTGTTATTCACTTTGGTCCATTTACTTTTTTGTTTAAATGTTTTATCTTCTTTTTCGTACAATCCATCTTTAGCATCCGCATCCATAACTTCTATAATAATTTTTTTTTGTTCTTCTTTGTTCATAGTTTATTATTTGTTTAGAATCGAGGTGCATTTATCTTATGTAAACTACCTATTGGTCTACGATAATAATATTTACAATTACCCACAGTAGACACTGATGTGTAACAACTACTAAATAATATTATTACTATAACTAAAAAACTTAAATTTTTCTTTTTCATACGGATTGTTTTATTTTTTAATGAATGGTAAGATTGCTAACTCTTTTGCTTTTGCCTCTATCATAATATCTAGATCTAGACCATAGGTATTCGGAAGTGCATTAATATAGTCTGAGTGTGCTTGAGGTTTAAGTTTGTTATCCCCTTCATGTAAGGCTTTTGATTCTGAATAGTGAACAAGCTGCTTAATCCCTTCAGGCCAAGTCTCAGCTGCCAACTTTAAAGCCTCCTCCTCAGTAAGATCACCAGTACAAAAACCATGGTGGTGATAATCAAATACAATAGGAATCCCGATCTTTTTGTGTATATACATAAGGTCTATAACAGAATACATACTCCCCTTATCATCGTTCTCTACAGTAAGCCTTGATCTAACTGATTCGGATAGACGAGAAAAATTTAGGCAAAATCTATCCATGGCTGCCGGCTTATCTCCATAAACACCATTACAATGTATATTGATCTTGTTATATGGTGACTTATCAAGTCCTATCATATCAAATATCTTGCCATGCATTTCCAGATCTTGAATAGTCTTTTCAACTACAGCTTCATTTGGTGAAACAAGTACATTGAATGGACCAGGATGTGTAGTGATCCGGATACCGTGTTCTCTTGCAAAGTCACCTGCCTTTTTAAGTTCAGATCGGATCTCTTCGTAGTCTTTTAATTGAGTAAGATCTAGACTATCTCCCCAAGGAATAAGGGCAGATGTCAAGCGAAATAGTTTTATGCCTCTAAGTCTATTCCACTCTAGAATTTTAATGATGTCCCGAGAATTGGCGAGTGCCAACTCAGATACCCAGTCCGGGCCCTTGGCGAGAAATGTTTTTTTAACCATACCACGATTCGTAGTCACAGCTTTGCCTAGCGTCATGTTTATGCAAGCGTATCCTAGATTCATAACCTTTATTTATTTATTAAATATACTAAATCCCCATAAGATGGAAGCTATTTAAATCCAGAGTAGTCAGGACTGGAGTCGAACCAGTAATCTCAGTGGAATGCAAATCTTACGGGATGCATGCGTCTACCATTTCCGCTACCTGACTATTATTACTTTACATTATATCATCACCGTTGTGTGTTCTAGCAAGCAAATATGACATAAAAATACAATTTAATAATAAACAAGCCAAAAGTATTTTCATCTATAGTATATATTTTTATAACACTATTCCGTCCACAGTAGGATACTCTCCTTCTTCTTGGGAACACGCATCAATGATCTCATGTACTCCATAATACCAATCTGAGTGGTAATCAAGTACAAACTTACTTATGTTTGGATTAAAGCTAACATCATTGTAGCCACCCTCATACCCTTCAACAAAGACTCTGAGTTCTGGATTTAGAGTTTGTAGGTTCTCTATTAGTTCTTTTACTGTCATTTGATCTTATATACTTTCTTTTATAATACTAAAGCTAACTGTCCACATTAACCATGTAAATTCCAAATCTAAACATATTAACCCACCTTCAAAGTATGTATCGTAGTAGATCTTTATACAAGGTGTGATAAAAAAGTTGTTGTATTCTTTGTATAGCTTCATAGCTTTTCTATTTCTTGTTTTACTTGTAACCAATAAGTTATATACATTGGGTGTGGTGTATAATACTCACTACTTGTAGATAACAATGTATCACCAAACATGCTATCATCTTTTCTACTTTCAATTATTTCACCTATTGTTATCATACATAACTCCTTTGCTGCTTGTTCTGGGTAGATATATTCATCAGCATATGGAAGATACTTGTTGTATAGTTCTAATGCTTTTTCTATCGGTGTCATGTTATCTATTTTCCATATGTTTCATTGTAATATTCCTCTTCACTATACGTCGGTATACCGGGTTATTTAATTACCAAGTCCACCAGGGATTGGGCTTTTCTATTGGTCCACGGCTTTTTTTAATCTCTATATGGTACTCTCTATTAGGCCTGCCGTGTTTAGACTTTATATTAAACTCTGTTAAGGCTTCAATAATCCGCAACGCCGCTGAATGAGCATCTGTCCTACAGATTTCACCTTCTGCATCAACATGACCTGTATGAGGGTCTACATCTTTATAGCGGATTATGTAGTCTTGTGGCTTTTTGTTTTTCATAAGTCTAGTGGCATTTCTGGTTTCTGATCATTCCGATAATCTGATTCAAGTAGTTCCCAAAGTCCTCGCAAGTCCTGGGCAATGAGTTCTTTCTTCTCATTATAGGCTTCGTAATTCCCTTTCTTTTGCCAGTCGGTTTCGAATATGTACCAATCAATCCAGTCCACGCCATGAGGGTTATATTGGATCGCCATAGTTTCATTAAACAAGACGTACATGTGGCTCATGAGGTCGTACGGGCCTTCGGATAGGTCTAACCCAATCTTATAAAGTGCATCCATATCCGATAAGGCACGCTTATAGGTAAGCATTATTTTTTCAAAGGATTCCCATTTCATAGTTTGTATATTGTATATTTGTATTTATGACTTTTGAGGCCCTCGCGAAATTTTACCGCCGCCCTTGCGCGCGCCGCTCCGACTTTAGTTCCTCTCTTAAACGCTTTAGCTCTTCTCTATGCTCTTTAAACTTATCGCTATCTGCAGCTTTATGTCCTTTAGATACTGCGTCTGTTATTTCTAACTCTAATTCTATTATCCTACTAATTCTAGGATCTACCCAACTGTTCATTAATACTTAATTTTTGTTTATTTATAAAATCTTTATAGCTAACCCAAGATTTTTTTCCTGTTTCCCAATCTCTAAAGTGAAGTACAATCTCTCCTGATTTCTCTTTACCTATTGCGTCGAAACCAAAGCCTTCACAAATAACATTGTTCATATAACCGGGATCCAATTCATCTGCTATTTCTTCAATATCAAAATCCCATGAAAATCCATGATCATATATTTCACAGTATTGTTTAGAAAAATCTGCCATACTAATTTTTATTTTATTTATTAAGGTATTAACCATTATTACGCGCTAATGGAGAATCGGATAAATACTTTTTTAATTCGGCATAATTTGGAGAATCATCAGCGCAACCTAAACCCATATTCTTAATTATAAATTTTAAATCTGTTAAGGTCTTTACTTTATCCCAATCAATAGGATACCATAATGCCTGCTGAATTGGTTTTACTGTAAGTACTTCTTGTTGAGCTGCTTTTTTTCTTGGTTTTTTACTAACTGCCATGATTTTTATTTTATTTGATTATACATTTTAAATTTACATAACTTGTTTATCTCGTCTATAATTTTATTTATTTGAACCTTCCAATCTTGATACTCTTTTCTTTTTCTTTTATCAGGCATATTAGAATATAAACTTTCTACACTTTCTACAAGATCTACAACTAACATTATTAAAATTTATTTGCTATTTTTAAAATCGTTTCCTCTTCTTCTTGAGTAAGCATATTCCATTTATCATACAACTTTAAAATTTCATTTTGATATTTAAATTCTGCTGTATGTGTATATGGTTCTGGATATCCATCTTTAATTAGATACTCAGACATCTGCTGTTTATCAAAACGATCCATATTGTCATATAACATTTCAATTCTATCCATAACCTTATATTTTATTTTGATTAACTATTTTCATAACCCTATTAATATATGTTGGGGTTTCAGAATATCTAATTTGTAAGTACTTCATATATTCTTTTCTACTCATTATTTTTTTTCTAAACAAATGATCTTGCCAAAGTTTATAGTCTTCTACAGAAGATATCCAACTACTATATTTAGCGTACTTATATTTTGTTCCAATAGCAGTAGTTTTTCTAATGCTAGGTTTTTTCATTCCAAATAGATTGTTATTAGTTTTAACTAATCTACTTTTTAGATTACCTGATTCAAGTATAGCTTGTGCATAAGCAATATCTGGATGATCTATGTTAGAATTTTTTATTGCGATCCATAAATTTTCTTTATTAAGATCTAATGACTTTGTCTCTACACTAAAATTTATTAGCATTAATAATATAAAATACATAACTTTTATTTTACTGAGTTAACGATAAGATTGTTATCTTGAATAACCAAATATTCTCCTGATGTATCCATTGTGTCAATGAAATAATATCTACCACCTGTAAATTTATCACTTCCAATTAAATCAAGTTTATTCATTTGAGTATGACCTACAATTTGAATATAATCTTTCTTTAATCCTTTAGGGTGTTTTTTATTTGAAGACATTAATGATCTAGGTCTAATCCAAATTGGAGTCTGTGTTGGACTATCTCCACTTGACTCAAAACCATTAAATAGAAATGCTTTAGGTTTATATCTAAATAATTCATTTAAATCAACTACAACACTTTCCTTACTCCAATCATCAGAACCAAATACTTGATCCATAAATACAGGACTAATTCCAGCATGAGTGAATAGGTAATCTCCAAAACCATAAGCCATTTGTAGGTGGTGTCTATTTTCATCTATAACTTGAGTAATTGAATGACCAACTCCTGCTTGATAACCACTAGTCCCAGTATAACCAATTTCAGGAAAGTAATGATGATCGTGATTACCAATCAACATCACAACTTCAACTTGTGGATTATCTGTTTTATACTGAATAATTTGTTTGAAATTATCGATTTGTTCTACTCCGGAAAATTCAAATGAATCAAAGTAGTCACCTATAAAAATAACTCTATCAGGATTCTCTTTATGAACCGCTAATTTCCAATTTGATCTACCATGTATATCTCCAAAAACTACAGTTTTCAAAATAACTTATTTATATAAAATTAAATAATAATTGTGGTAAAAAATAATCTATTTCCAAAGTATTTGAATAAGAATAATGCACAAACTTAATAGTAGGCACACTCCTGTTTTAAGAGTAATTCCTTCTCTAAATAAAAACCATCCCATAATACTAAATACAATAATACCTACGGCAAATCCTAGTATCCTACTTGGATAGATCTCTCCATCGAATGCATTGATGAAGTATTGTACACTTTTCATGAAAGACCAGCTAATTGGAAAACCAAGTAGCATCAAAGCCCAACTCCATTTCTCGGTCCAACCAAATCTTATTCCTGCTTGTAATTGAAAAAAAGATAGTACTTGTCCTATGACGCCAAAAAATATTCCTGAAACTAAATTTTGCATAACCATTATTTTATTTTTATCCTTCTTCCGGAAGTACTAGTCCTGAGGACATATTGCCTCCACTTTCTTCTACATATTCTTTATTTAATAATTCTTGAATAGCTTTCTTGATCTCTTTGATACTAGCAATATATTCTTGAAGTTTAGTTGCCTCATCAGGAGAAAGTTTTGAAAGTCTTTCTTTCATAGTCTTTTCACCTTTCACAGGAATAGCTTCTTGTACTGGGACAGATTCATCTTCCATTAAGGCTTTCATTTTTTTACTGTATTCTACAGGGCTTAAATAATTCATTTTACTTTTTTAATAAATATTTGATAATTGAACAAGTTGCCTGCCGATCTCTGGATCTTTAATGATCTGAACTTCAAAGTCATTCTTAGATCCTGCGGCTACTATTCCTGTATACCTCTCTGCACTACTGTGATCTACGCATGTAGTTCCATATCCTAGTGCTACACGTTTAGGGTGGATTTCTTTTTGGCAAACTTTACAATATTTAGTATTCATAATTTATTTTTTAACTAGTTTAGCTAATTTTTTAATAAGATCTAATCTTACGCTATCTCTTTTTTGTCTATCTGAAAAACTATTTAATACTTTACTGAATGCCGGGGTTACAAGCCTTTTAATTTTATACAAAGTAATTTCTTCTTCTGTATAATACTTAGCACTCCACTTACCTGTAGGATTTTTATAGACGCCGCAAGTTCCACAACCTCGAGTAATATATCCACTAAAACCAAAGTTTGCTGCATAAAATCCTCTATCGTATTGCCACTCATATTCTTTTTTTCTGCATATTTTGACAAGATACTTTATCATGTCTGTATACCTAAAATTGTTTCCATTCTCGATCATGTAGTCCACTAAGGACTTCTTCCTACTTATTTTTTTCATAACTTTTATTTTATAATTAATTATGCAGATTGTTTAGCATATTGAGTATTGAATCTTTCTGTGATTTTATCATTATGCACTTTAGCATTCTCGATCTGCCAATCATAAACTTCAGAAATGAATTTATCGAAAGATCTAGCCGTAATTGTGCGCTCTATAACTCTATCATCGCTCTGAGTTATTTCTAAAGTGGTCTTGTACTTATTAGTTTTTAAAACTTTGAAAGACTTAGCGTAAGCGTAGTCCCACTTACCTCGACCTGTTGATAGCTTTATGTTAGGAATACTTGATTGTAATTGGTATGGATTTCCTTCTGCTTCCCAATCTCTTGATATATTCAAAGTTGGAGTAAGAGTACAAACAAATCCCTCTTTTTTATAGCTATCAATTCCGTCATTTCTCATTTGATTTTTTACTGATTGAATGCTGTAATTAATTTCACGGATTTCATTTTCTATATTTTGTGGTATTTTATCAATTTCCATGATAGCAGGTCTCCAATTATTTATGAATTCATATTCGATCCATGCAAGCTTAGCCGCAACTGCACCAAAAACTTGAACATCATTAAGTGTATTCTCGTCTTTCAAATTCGCTCTTGATCCATACCAATTCATTTCAATATCTAGAGTCTTGTATTCAGATCTCCAACTGCTTTCTAAATAAACTGTAACAGAAGACCTATAGGAATTTGGCTCTGAAAATCTCATGATCTCTAGACGACTTGTGCTAATCTTAATATTAGGAATAAGAGTAGATACATTTTCACGAAGAGACTGTAAAACATTTTGAGTATGTGCTTTTGAAGCGGGCTCTGATATTAATGTTGCGTGTGATTCTAATTCAGATTGTTTAGTAGCTAATTGAGATTCTAGAGCAGAGAGGATAATTTGATTATTCATAACCTTTATTGTTTTGTTTCATAGTAAAATTATGACAATTCTACGAGATAAAAAAATTTATTTTAGTCTTTTCCAAAAGTTTTTATTGGTAATCAACTAGTTATATCTGATTGAAAATCAACCCATTACAACTGATTCATTATCAATAAGTTGCGTTTCTGATTCAATTTCTGCTTGAATTTGAGCCATTTTAGCCTTACTGATCTTACCATACCACTTCTTTGTGAAGTATTCAACCTCCATTTCTAGCTCGTCCACGAGCTCCTGATCACGTCTCATATTATCTGGAACTAATGTCTTACTCATTGGCTTACCTTTACTATCCCAAGTTATGGTAACTATAGAATCTGGATTTAGCTTACTATGAATAATTAATGCCTTTTCAGGATCTTTAGGCATAATCTTTTTCATTTTAGTTTTAGCTGTGTACCAATCTTTGATTGTTAAAGTGCAAAGCGTTAATTTAGAAGTGTCTTGAGTTTGTTTAGCTATTGTAAAATTTTTAGTCATAACTTTAATTTAAATGTATTGTATTAATTTCTTTAGGAAAATTTGGATAAACTATAATTGGAATTGTTGTAACCTGCATAACTTTTATTTTTTTATTATCTATACAATGTTACAAACGATCCAAAATGATTATCAAATACTTTGACTAAATTTTCATAGTCACCGCTCATCATCTCAGCTTGAATTGCTTTCTGATCCAGTCCTAACTGTTTAGCTAAATTACTGGCTTTACCAATTAATACAAATGCGTTGCCATCTGGCCCTGTTAAATCGATTTCTATTTTTGAATTTTGTTTCTTTTTCTTAATCATAACTTTTATTTTAAATTATTAATCTCTCTTTTTGCTTTTTCTGTATCTGCTTCACTCATTCCACCTATATGCCACTCTATTTGTTCATCTAGACCGATAGATCTGTATTCTTTCCAATCATATACAGTAAACACAGTTCCATCCTGGCATTCAATATCCCACTCAAAATTTACTTTGTCTTCTCCTGTATTATCTTCATAAGTAGGCTCGCCAAAGATCTGTATTAATTCATTAACTGAGGCATTTAAAGTGGTACCGAAAAAAGAAGTACCTACTGACGCGATTGAATTTTGTTTAAACTTCATAACTTTTATTTTTTTAGAATGAATAATTTGTCTGTTCCCATTTACCGTTAACTAAAGTTTCTACAGTGTAGTCGCCACTGTACTTTCTATTTTCAGGATGCGTAAGCCATACTCTATATCCTTGCTCTTCTATCTTAAGTTCGTCTCCGTCCCAAGCTTGTTCGATCGTGTCTAAATTTTGTAAGTCTCTTTTTGTGTATTCCATAACTTTTATTTTTTAGCAGGTTTTTACTTCAGTTATATATCCGCCTCTTAATTTAACAGATCTTCTATTTCCTTCTTCTATATTCTCCATAGGTATAACTCTAATAAACTCAGCATTGATCTCTTTAACTTCGCCAATAATATTATAACTACCTTGAGAACCGCTGCCAGCTCCATAATCATAATATACATTGAAGACATAGCGCTTTCCGATTTTGATTTTAGATAAATTGATTTTCATAACTTTTATTTTTATAGATTTTGTGAATAAAATGCAGTGTGTGCCATGTCTTCATAGTTGGTAGTGTCTCTCATATCGTTATCGCTTTCTAAAGCACCGTTATACCACTTACCTACGTACTCGTTCCAAGTCATGCGATCTTGATCGTAAGCGATCTCGTCCTGTGTCATATTATACGGAGGAGCGAATATGAAATTGTCTTTATCAATAACAAAGTTAACTTGACAATCTGGATACATTTTGCTAAAAGCCTTATGATTGGCTTCTGCTACGGCATAGTCACCATTTACTTCAATGGTGTTGTCAATAATTGTCTCGTGTGTAAGGTAGTTGAAAACGAAGATCTTAATAGTCATACTTGATTGATTTGTTATATAGTAAAATTATAACAAATTTTTCAAATAAAAAAATTTATTTTAGTCTTTTCCAAAAGTTTTTATTGGTAATCAACTAGTT